TTATAAAGCATAGTGAAGTTCCTCTAATTTTGATACTGCTTTTAATTTAACTGATTCTAAGACATGAGTATATGTGTTTAATGTCATTGAAACTGTACTATGACCTAAGAGCTCTTGGACTGTTTTAGGGTCCTCACCAAGTTCAAATAATCTAGTCGCGAATGTATGCCTCATATCATGGAACTTCTTTTCGGGGATATTATTTTTCTTCAAAATATTCTTATATTGGCGTGCCACGGTGCTATCAACTAAATAGGCTCCAAGGTTATTACAAAATACTAAATTGTTATCTTTGTATATATCTTTGTATTTCATTTTCTGTATTAGTTGCTTCTTTTTATGTTCTAGTAGCATATTCACAACAAATTTAGGTATAGGAACTTTTCTTATACTTTTAGGAGTTTTAGTTGTTTGAACACTACCATATCCTCCTGATCTACCATTACGAGATACATCAGCAATATATCTATATGATTTATTCACATTAATATAAGAGTTTTCAAAATCAATATCATTCCAGGTAAGAGCAAATAATTCTCCTTGTCTTAATCCACTATATAGAGCAGTAACAAAAAGAGCCTCTAAATGGTGGTTTTTTATTGCCATAAGGAATGTTTTTTCTTCTTCACGTGTAAATGGAACTATTTTATTTTCCCTAGTCAATTTTGTCTTTTCATCTTCTTTAGGTAGTATTATAGAGGTTGAAAAGTCCTTTATAATAATATTATTAGCAAATAAGTATCTTATAAAGGGTTTTATTATTTTGTGTATATTTCTTATTCTTATAATAGTACATCCGTTAGCCACTAAGTTATTATAAAATTTTTGTATATCAATAAGCTTTAAGTCTTTAACTTTTATTTTAGATAAAGAGCTACCTTTAATGTACATCCTATAAACGCCTTCATAGTTTTCTTTAGTTGATGGTTTCAAATGACCAAAATGTACATCAAAGAGCCAATCTGTAAAGAAAGTTTCAAAACATTCTTTGTTATTAATAATATCGTGATCAAGTTCGTATTTAAGCTGATTTATTTTATTTTCAAGCTCTTTTACTGTCTTAGCATACATATCTTTAGGATTTTTTAAATTTTTATGCCTTAATCTATAAAAATAATATTCTTTTCCATTTTTTATTTTCTTTTTATATATTGTTTTTGCCATAATATTACCTCATTTCTTTAGAGTATTGGTGTATAATCCCAACCACATTTATTACATATTTCATTTGCTTTATCAATATCAAATCTATCTTCTATATGTTTTATATCCATATCATCTCTTATAACATCTCCTATCTCCATACAATAAGCTCTAGATATATTTCTTTTTAGTAAAGGGCAATACTTTTTATCATCAGATAATGGCATATTATCACTTCCTTTAAAATCTAAGTAGTTACTGTATTTTAAACTTAAATAACTACGTAATTATGTAGTGATAAGTATATGTAACACTACAATATATTTACTCCATAAGTGGGGGAATATCTAGGGGGTCGTGAAAAGCTACCTCTTAATATAAATCTTTCTGCCATTTGCTGCAGAATCTTAAAACCTTCTAAAGGATTTAGACCACAACTGGGCGAAATATGGATAACAAAATGTTATCTCATCAGCTGAGACTAAATCTAAGCTTAGTTAAGAGGTGTTTAATGTTTAAGACCAATTAACTTAGCTCAGTAAATTTACTATGTTCCTTTAGCATAATGACAATCCAATTTTGGACTTGCTATGTACCTAAATGTACATAGCAGCCTACTCATAATTGAGTTTGTTGGAAAAAAGGCAAGTTTAATATTAAGCAAGTGGAAATTCCCCTTGGTTTAAATTTACCGATAAGTTGGGAAATTTTACTTAGTTCTTTTTTGAATAACCTTCTTTAATTTTTTCTTTTTTGCATCAAAATATAAATATTCTAAAGTTTGTTTTAATTCATCGCTTTTAATTATATTTAATAATTCATCTCTTGATAATTCATTAAAACCATCTAGACCAATACTTACAGCTAAATTATAAAGACATTTTATTACATGGTTTTCAATAGCATGAAAATCCTGTTCATTATATTTAATTGGAGAGTGCATTAAATCAGCAGTAATTTTTGAAAAAGATTCTTTTTCATCTTCAGTTGTATAAAGTTCAGTTGCAACTTTTAAAAGACGTTCTGTTATTTCATCATCTGTAAGGTGTGAATTATCAATTTCATTTTCCATTATTGATAAAATAGCAGAATGAATAGATGATTTTATTTTTTCAGAAGGACTTATATAAATGTTACTAGATGGCTCTAATAATAATTTATCAGCAGAAATATCAAGAGCTAAAGCTATCTTATTAATTGTATCAATAGAAGGAGTCGTTTTTCCTTGTTCTATTAATGATATTAATTGTCCACTTTTTTTGATTCTGCGTCCTAACTCTCTTTGACTTATTTTTTTTTGTTTTCTATAAAACTTTATATTTTCATTAACACTCATTTTAAAACCTCCTATTAATATTATCCAATAACAAATTATATTTGTCAAAATAAAAAAATAAAAAGATATTGACAAGTTATAATTGTTGATATAGTATTAAATTAACAATTACAACTTGTCAATGTGAGGTGAAAAAATGAAATATAAAATTAAAGCATTAAGAGTAGGGCTGGGATTTAAGGCTGGAGAATTTGCTAAAGAACTAGGTATATCAAGAGAATACTTAAGACTTATAGAAAATGGAGCTGCAAAAAATCCAAATAGAGATTTAATGAAAAAAATAGCTAAATTACTTAATTCAGATGTAATGACATTATTCTTTTTAGAAGATGAATAATTCAAAGTACGAAATTCGTACTTTGTAAATCATATCTGATAACAAAGTAAGACAAGACTAAGCTCTATTAGTATTCTAGTCTTAAAATGTCGCAATAAGTTGCGAAAGATATTAAATAAATTGGAGGGAGATAAATATGGAGGATGTTAATAAGGATCCTTATTTTGAAAAATTCATAAATCTAACTGTAGATTTTATAACAACTGAAGTTAAAGAAAAACTTAAAGAGTTTAAACCTTCAGATAGTGATTCAAAGTTATCTTTAAGCCCTAAAGAGGCAGCGGAGGTTTTAGGAGTAGGTGTTAATGCTATATACAAGTTGGTTAAGGAAGATGATTTTCCAAGTTATATGGTTTCAGGTAAATATTATGTATATAAAAAAGGATTAGAGGATTGGGTATTAAGACAAACAAAAAAATAGAACATGTAAAGAGGTATTTAAAATGGATTTTAAGATATTTAAGATATGTATTAAATTAAATAAAAAACTAACATATGAAGGTGTACAAGCCTTTAGTGGTATATTGCATAAAAAAGTGTAGAGGCTTAAAGCAAATTCTAAAGATAAAGTAAAATGACCTTATTTTAGGTAATGGGGGTGAACGGGGTGAAGCAATGAATAGTATAGAGCGTAGTCTTTTTATTAAATATGGTTATAAGAAAGCTCATATTTATATAGTGTACGAAGAGTTTGAACTTAGAGTAAACAATACACTAGAGGAATACAATGGATTAAAAAGAGGTGAATGTGGATTTAATTATTCAAGTTGGGAAAATAGATTAAATTTAACACATAAAGTTATGATAAATACAATAAAAACATTAGTCAAAGAGGGATATATAGAGCAGAGATTAAAAGGTAAAAAGGGCACTCAAAGCATATATTTTTTAACTCGATTTTTGGAACAGAATTTTGAACATAAAAAGGAACAAAAAGAGGAACAGAATAATAATAGTAATATCAATGCTTTAGAAGGTATTGGAGAACACAAAAAGGAACAGTATAAGGAACAGAAAAAGGTTCAATCATCTAAACATAATAATCTAAACATAATATCTAATAATATAGATAGTTCAAAATACATTGAGGAAATAATAGAGTATTTAAATTTAAAAGCTAATACTAGATATAAAGCAAACAGTAAAAAGACAAAAGGTTTAATAAATGCTAGGCTAAAAGAAAAATATACAGTAGAGGATTTTAAGATAGTAATTGATAAGAAGGTTAATGAATGGATTAATAATCCTAAGATGAGTAAATATTTAAGACCTGAAACATTGTTTGGAAATAAATTTGAAGGATATTTAAATCAAATAGACGTAGCTCCTGAGGATGTTAAATCACTTTATGATTCAGGTGAGCTATTGTCAGATGACGATATAGACTACTAAGGAGGAATGGACAAATGATAAAGAACAATGCTGTGATTTTAGAACAAGAGCTTTTATGTGGATTGATTCAAGATAATGGGTTGGTTACTAAATGCGATAGCATAAAAGCCAATATGTTTCAAGTGGAGGAACATAGAAAGATATACCAAGTAATTTTGGAAATGATTAAGAAAAATATGTCAGTTGATTTAATTAACTTGCTAAGTTATAGCGATAAAAAAACAAAGGAAATGGGTGGAATAACCTACATAACTGAGATAGCGAGTTGCTCACCAACCAATGCTAACTTTGAAACAAAAGTGAGTTTGTTGCTAGATGAGTATAAAAAAAGAGTAGTTTATAAAATGGTCAATAAGGTTCAAGAACTAAATACAATTGATGAAATGACAGAGTTTATTAATAAAACTTTAGAATCAGTTTATAAAAGTGATGTAGTTAAAGATTTAGATATTTGCAATCCTTATGAGGAATATTTAAATAATTTATATGCTGATGATGATAAAGGATTTAAGACTGGATTATATAAGCTAGATGAAACAATAGGCAATTTACAACGAGGAAGGCTTGTTACATTGTTTGCAAGGAGCGGGATAGGTAAAAGTACATTAGCAATACAAATAGCCTTAAATCTAATTTTACAAAGCTATAAAGTTATATACGGAAGTGGGGAAATGTCAGTAATAGAAGTATTAAATAAAATGGCTGCAAGTAAATTGAATATTGAATATCAAAAAATGAATAAAAAGATACTTACAGCTCAAGAAAAAGATAGAGTAACAAGCTTTATAAATAATCTTATGAATAAAGGGTTTTATATAACAAATGAAACAAATATAAATAAGGTTATTAGTGAAATAAAATTATATAAATTAAATAATGGATTAGATATTTTATTTATTGATTATATAAATAAATATATTTCTGGGATGAATGGAATGTCACTTACTGAAAAAATAGGACAAGTTACAAGTCAATTAAAAGATTTAGCGTTAAAAGAAGATATATGTATAGTTTTACTGGCACAGGCTAATAGAAGAGCGGACATAAACGAGAGTAAAAATATATCTGAAAAAATAACAGAAAGTGATATACAAGATAGTGCGAGAATTGAACAGGATTCAGATCAGGTAATATCAATATACAGAAATAAAAAATTTGATAATAAAAAATTAAGGGATAAATTAGCAGAAGATGGATTAGTGGATTATAGTTCAAGAAATGCTGATAAAAATCCTGAATGTGTTAATTTGACAATATTAAAAAATAGGCATGGTGAAAAGAATACACTTGCTTTTAGATGGGAGGGAGAATATTCAAGGGTTTCAAACTTTATAAGATAGGTTTTGAAAATAGGATGAATACACGGAAACTTCGTTATTATAATAAAAAAAGGCATAATAAAATACTTGCAAATTTTAAAAAGTTAGAAGTTAAATTTAAGGAGATTAAATTATGATTTTTACGATAGATAACATACCATTTGAAATAAAAATAAAAGGAATAGAAGATGAACAAAAAGTTGGAGAAATATTAGATTATATAGTTAAACATGAATATGAGTTTAGAGAAATTCATCAATTATTATGTCAAGAAACTAGTGATTTAATTTTAAAAGATAAGGTTAAAAAGTGTTCTACAAATTATAAAAACTCAAATTTAAATACTAAAATCTTAATTGGTGAAATTCTTGCTGGAGATTTGGATATTAAAAATGGAAGATGCAAATAATAATTTAAATAAAAAAGGCAGTACCACAAAGGTAACTACCATATCTCGCAAATATAGTATAACCTTTGTGTGGCTCATTTGTAAAGGAGAGTTAGAAATGAGTATAAACATATTAAAAGCTTATATTGAAGAATGTAAAATAAAAGGAATAGAGCCAAACTGGAAAGGGTTAAATGAATTCAAAAATAATGAGAAAAAGAGAGGTTAATACAATGAAAGAAGAAATAAAAGAATTAATTGATGAATTAGATGTAATTAAAGAAGGGAGATATTTAAGAATAATATATAATTTTTTAAAAGGAATATTAAATAAGAGAGGTTAGTAAGATGAAAGAGTATACAAATACATTAAAGGAATGTTTAAATGAAATTGAATTAAATAATGAAGCTGCAGAAGTAACTAAAAAGCTAAGTAGTGAGGAATCAGAGGATCTAACAGATGCTATTGAACTGGTAGAAGGATTAACAGAATTAAAAAGAACTAATAATAAAAAGTTTATGGAATTTAAAAAAGAAATATTAAGAGCAACTGGAAAGCTAAGTAATGAGGAATTAGAGAATGCATTAAATGATGTTAAAAATGACTTAGTATGTGAAGATAAAGGAGCTGGTGAAATACCTACTCCTAAAGATGAAATTAATGGAATGAATGAAGTCTTTGAATTAGAAAAAGAAGTATATAGAAAATTATATAAGTTAGAGAATAAATATACAAAAGATTGATTAAATATGGGTTCAACATTAGGTTGAACCTTCTTGTTATTTTATATTTTAGATATGACATAATGTTTTTTAATCAGCTAGGAAAATTATAAAGGAGCTAAAAAATGACATATGATGATATTGTAAAAATAATTAAAGTTAGAATACAGTTTAATAAAGATAAAATAAAATTTGTAGATGATAGATATATAAAAGCATTTGCTCCTAGTGGATATAAAGAAGGGACAAGCTGGGAAGACTTTGATTGTATTCATGGAAGTAGAAAAGAAATAAGTATTGAAGGATATTTGAAAGAAAAGGAAAAGATATTATTTAAGATAGAGCTTGATGAGAATTTATTAGATAGATTTAATGATGGTGAATCAATAAAAAATTATCTGGAATTAATACCTGAAAAATTTGAACGTGTAGGATTTTTAAAAATTGTATTTAATCTAAAATTAACTGAAATAGCTGAATTGATGAATTATAGTTATAGACATATACAGAAATTATGGAAAAAATATAGAGAAAAAAATAAATATTTAATTTAAAGGAGCTATTACTCAAAAAAAGAGTAAGAGTTTAAAGGTTAAGCATTAACATAGGTTATATTTAAAGAAAAGAGGTTGGCGACAATTTAAGGTTAACCTTAAAGTTAAACATTAAGATATTTAATTTAAATGTGAACTTTTAATTTATTGATATATATTTAAGTAGATTAATAATTAGGGTTCGACATTAAGTCGAGCCTTATTATTTAAATAAAACGTAGTGATATAGGTTTATTAACACTACAAAAGGAGTGAAAAGGTATGTTTTGTTCAGCAAAAAAAGGAAAAGATAAATACGGAAATATATATAAATTTTATTTATGTAATAGACATAGAGATAAAGAAACTGGGAAGGTAAAAAGTAGTGATAAATATATAATGACACTACAGGAAATTGATTTTACAGATATAAGAATAAGTATCATATCAAAGCATATAAAAAGGGTTTTAAATGAAAAAGATATTGTTAATAAGATAGAGCAAGACTTAGTATATGATAAGTATTTAGATATTAGGGAGAAAATATTGGAGAAAAATAGAAGAAATAAAGAGGAAGAATATAAAAAGCAGCAAAAAGAATATGAGCAATATAGACAGTATTATAATTCATATACTAGTGGTTTCAGTAGTGGTACAAGTTCTATAAGTTTTGATAACACTACAAAAGATATAGCAAAAGAATTTATAAAGTTAGGTTTTAGAGCTATGGCCAAGAAATATCACCCAGATATAGTAAAGGATAGTGGGGAAATGATGAAAATTATAAATGATGTAAAAAGTAAGTTAGATAGTATTTTATAAAACGTATAGTTGTATTAAATTAATAAGAACAATCTAATAAACAGGAAGATTAGTAAAAACAATGTTTGGTGGTAAATTGTAAGGCTGATTATACAATGTCAGATATATTAGTTTTAACGGTAATAGCTCATATTTAAGTATAGAGCATTTAATAGATTGGATTAATGATAAGCATATTAAATATTATAAGGTGGATATAGATAGTTTATTACAGCATAAAGAGCAGATATATAAATATAAAAGTGTAGAGAGGTGATTATATATATGTATTGTGTTATACAAGAGATAGATTTAAAGAAAGAGAATACTAATGGAGCATATAAAGAATTAGAGAGTTATTGTACAAAGTGGATATGTAATGGAGAAGAAAAAAGAGTATATGGTTATGGATATACTGGTGATAAATTTAAAAGGACCATAAAGAAAGCATATAGAATAAGTATTCATGAAAGTTATAGACATAAAGGAAAAGTTAAAAAGAAACAAAAAGTTATATGTACGATTAATTATTATGACATCATAGATTATAGTTCATGTATAGGAGATTATTGCTATGAAATAGAAGATAAAGCAAAAGAATTAGGACTTACAGAAGATGAATTAATAGATATGATATATAAGAAGTTTGATCCAATAATAGAACTTATAGAAAATGAATTTAAAGCTACAGAAGAGTATAGAGTAAGTAATAAGCATAAGGAAATAATAAAAGAGTATTTAGAGCGTAAAAGAGCATTTGAAGATATGTATGGTGATAATACTTATGATTATTGTTATGATGTATTTGGAGAGCTTAAAGAAGAGCAAAAATTAAATGATATTAAAAGGCAGTATGAAATAAATAAAAAGTATGAGCGTAGTTATCATGAAAATTTTAAGAATAACTACAATTATAATTCAAACTATAGTAGTTATTTCAATACAAAACAGAGTAACTACAATGAAGAAGATAAGAAAAAATTAAAAAAGATATATAGAACTTTATCAGCAAAGTTTCATCCTGATGTATATAAAGATGATGGGAAAATGATGAAATTTATAAATAGTTTAAAAGAAGAATGGGGAATGTAGTTATTTTAATTAATTATGAAATATCCACTAAATATATATGTGTAGTATGTGAAGTGACTGCACAAGACATTTATTTTGAAGATATATAATAGTTAAATCACGAGAAATACTTTCGTTATCAGGCATACTACATACCACCTTTTATAATTATTTAAGCTCTGATGATCTTATACTATAAATTATAGAAAATGAAAATTAATAAGATAAGTTATCAAGACTATGGAAATGAATATAAATAAGGAGAAGTGATCTTATGGTAAAAGTAACAATTATAGAGCCAAATATTTCAAAAGAAGAAAATGAAGCAAATTTAAAAAAAGTAGAAGAAGTTTTAAGAAAGATAGCTAAAGAAAATTGCAAAGAATAGTAGAAGAAGGCAAAGAAAAAGTTTTATCTCCATGGTGTGGGATAAGAATTATTATATAGTAAATATAAAATGGTTTATGCTGAAAATATCAAAAAAAGCGTAACATTAAATGTACCATTAAGTGAAACGTTAGGCGAAATGTTACAAAGTATTGAAAATAAAGGGATTAAAGGCGATTGTGAAACATTAGGCGTAACAATGAATGAAACATTAAGCGTTACACCTTCTAAAGATATATCTAAAGATGAATCTATATATAGTGAAAAATAAAACAGAATATTTTAAATATAATTTACTAAATTAATTTTGAGTTTTATAAAAATGTAATTTAGAATATAAGTAATTAAAGCTAAATTTAAAAAATAATAGAACTATTGAATAAATATTAAAATATTAATAGAAAAAAATAATTTATAAAGGAGCCAAAGTAATGGAAAAGACTTTATTAAGTAGACAATCTCTTGCTGAAAGGTGGGATTTTAATTCCACTAAAGTAATTGAAAATTATGAGCGTGAAGGGATTATTACAAGAGTTCCTGGTTTATCTTCTCCAAGATACAGAATGGATGAAATTATGGAACTAGAAACTATTGCTAATGATAATCCATTATCACCAATTGAAAGAAGAAAATTAGAAAACAGAATAAAAAAATTAGAAAATGAACTTGAAAAATATAAGAGTAAACTTGAGATTATAAAGCTTCAAGTTATCTAAATTATAATTAAATTAGTAATAAGTATAAGAAAAGTATAAAGTAAAAAAAGATAATTATAAAAATAAATAGTTATATAAAGGGAGTAGCAAAATGCTACCCTTTTTTATATACTAAATTTAGAAATATACAAAAATTTTAAAAAAATATTGATAAATAAAAGCTAAGATGTTAGAATATAGCCATAAAATTAACAAAAAGGAGCTGAATTGAATGAAGGCTAATATAATTTTCGGAAAAACACTTAAAGAAAGGAGAAAAGAGCTAGGATTTACATTAAGAGAAGTTGGTGAAATAACAGATATATCTTATACAACAATTTCAGATATAGAAAATGGAAAGGTTTGTCCTAAACCTAAACAATTAATAAGAATTTGTACATTATATAACAATACTCCTGAAGAAATCTTAGATAAAACTGAAAAAGATTTTGCTGAGCAATTTGATAATCCATATGAAGATGAAGAATTTATAGAAGGACAAAATTTAATTGATAGAAACATTGAGCAACCATTACGAGAGTATAGAATGGGAATTCCTGATGAGGCTAAGGAACATTTATGCAAGAGTATTAAATTATTAAGCATAATATATAATGGGAAAAATGGATTTGATCCAATTTGGACTAGTCCAATATGTTTAGATGATGAAGATATAGAAAGTATAGAAAACTCCATAGAACAACAATTAGCATTAATATTTAAAAATATAAAAGAGTTTAGAGGCAGTAAATAATAAATGTATTAAGTTTTAAACCTACATTATGGATTAAAATACTCTGTTAAACTTTGTAGAAAGTAGTTTTCAATAGAATTACTTCAAGTTATTGAAAAAAACTATGTTAGTAGTTCAAAAATTATTTGGGAGTAAGTAGCTAAAACAATGATTGAAATGCCTTTTAATAAAAGCAAATAAAAAAAAGCAGTACCACAAAGGTAACTACCATATCTCGCAAATATAGTATAACCTTTGTGTGGCTCATTTGTAAAGGAGAGTTAGAAATGAGTATAAACATATTAAAAGCTTATAAAGGATATATAGGATTAATAGAAACAATAAATAGTAGGTGAATAAAATGAATTTAAAAGAAAAAACAATATCAGAATTAGAAAAATATTATAGATTAAAAACTAGATCTATTCCTAATATAATTAATAAGCTTGAAGTAATTAAATATGAAATGCAAGGAGTTGGAGCACAAGAGTATAGCGATATGCCTGGACCTACTGGATGCAGGAAAGCTAACTACAAATTAGAGAAATTAATTCAAGAAAAAGCTGAATTAGAAGAACGATTAAAAATTAATCAGATATTTGTTAAATATATGGATACAGCTTTAAACAAGCTTAATGAAGTAGATAGAAACATATTAGTTGAATGTTATGCTAAGGATAAATTTGAAAGGTTAAATTCTAATAATTTATGCAATAAATTGAATATATCATTAGCTACTTTTTATAGAATGAAAAGAGATATTCTAAATGAGTTCACATTAGATTTGTTAGGTATATAGAATATTTTCAATTCAAATTATAGTATAATTTGGTATTGGGGGTGTTTTGATTGAAAATATTTAAAAAAATAATAGACTTCTTTAATGAAGATAATAAATTATATTTAAAAATTTTTTTATTTTTTATTTTTATTTCTTTTTTTATTCCTATAATATTTAAAATATCTAAATATGGATACGAACTAGAAATAAAAGACTATTTTAATTTTGCGGGTTCATTTGGTGGTGCTATATTAGGAGGTATAATTTCATTAATTATATTAAAAACAACATTAGCAAAGCAAGAACAACAATTTGATAAGCAAAGAAAGATAGAAGACACTAGGAGAGAAGAAGACAGAAATCAATTTGAAAAGCAATTACAACATGAAAAAGAAAAATTTAATAAAGAATATAATATAAAAATAATTAATGATAAGGTTATGCAGTACAAAGAGTTACATTCCATTTGTTCTGATAGTTTATTTATAATTGATAAAATTCAATTTGAAGTAAATAAAATTAATAAAAAAGTTATTTCAAGGGATAAATTAACTGATTTCTTGTATAATAGTGAGAAAATAATAAAAAACTACTATAAAAATATTTATAGCTTTATTTTTTATAGTAGTTTGTTAAATGAAGAAGAAAATAAACGTATAATAGCATCTAGAGATGAATTGCTTGAAAATGTTATGAAGCTATTTGTTTCAATTAAAGAAATATCTAACAAATATGATAACAATGTTAATATATGCAATATAAATATGAAATACGTTGCTGAAAATTTAGATGAATTTGAAAAATATTTAAGTGAAATTATAAAAGAATATGACAATTATATTAATCATATAAATAAGCGCTGTAAAGAATTAAATGATAAAAAAATGATAGTTTCTTGATAGTGAAAATATACATATAGCTGTGATATAATTAAAATATAGATAAAGGTCGAGGGAATGAAACCCAAGGCTTTTATTTTTTATATTCTTGCCAAAACTTTTTGAAAAAATTTTGTTATTTATAGGCTTAATTAAACAATCGGTGTTACTCCTACCAGGAACAGGAGTTTATTAAGCATAAAGGGATTGCTTATCAAGGTGAAAGCAACAAAGCGACTAGGGGTGTGGAGAGGTCGCTATCATGGAGAATTACTCAAGTCAGGTTAAGAGAGTTGATTGCTAATCAGCCAGTTGGTATTTAAATAATATCAAGCAAGGGTTCAAATCCCTTATTCTCCACCAGTTAAAATATTAATTCAAACAAGAGCTATTAGTTAAAAAAGACTAATAGCTATTTTATTATTAAATATATTAAGTGAGGTGAAATAATAATGAGTAAAGTTAAAGCAATTAAAGAATTAGAATATAGTAAATGGGATAAAGATAAACGTATATGTTGTTGTAGTTATAATAACCCATTATGTAATAATTATAATAATTGTGAAATTATAACAGTTGATATTAATCCTTATGATGGTATTAATGATACATTTAAGAATAACAATAGACGATATAAAAGAGTACATAATAGATTAAGACAGATATAAAATAATGTGTCTAATAAGCATAGTGATAAAGTAGGTGATATTATGAAGTTAGGAGATAAACAATATTTAGCTATTAAATATATACTTGAAGGTAGACAAATAGCAAGTATTGCTAAAGAGATAGGAGTAGCTAGAGCAACTGTTTATAATTGGTTGGATGATGAAGAGTTTAAAAATGAGCTAGACATGCTTAGACTAGAGATTCAAAGTTCAACTAAAGAGCATGTTATGAATAAAATAAAGCTTTATGTAGATGAATTGGAAGATCTAGCATTAAATAAAAATACAAGTTCAAAAGTAAGAGCAGACCTTTTAAAGTACCTAGTTAACAGGGTTTGGGGAAATACAACAACTAAAGCGGAGGTCACAGTTACAGATGATGAAGGCGAAAATGATATTCTAGATATGGAAAAGTTTAAAAGTGAATTAAAAAAGAAATAATGGGAAATAACTAGATAATCAATACTGAATAAAGTATGTATATATTAAAATAAGTTGAATAACTATACAAGATATTAATGAATATATGCATAAATGTTAAGATTGGAAATAAATAAAGTTGATGTAATTGTATCTTAGGTATTGGTATTACTAAACTAGATAGGATATGAATATAAATTGTAAAATGAATAAAAACTACGTGAAATTTTGATTTAGCGAAATAAAAACCTGAATTGGTAAAAATATAGATTTTCAGTTTTGGGAAATAATCAAGGGCGGGGTATTCTGTTTTTTGGATGAACATTTTTTCTTGGGTGTTACTTCTACAAAATTTTTTATAATTTTTAAACTTCAAAGAAAAAAGAAAGGGACGTGATATGTATTTATTATATAGAGGGAAAAGAATTTAGTAAAGAACTGAATTTGGATATATATTTAATATGTAAGTATTGGAATAAACACAATAAAGAAGCTCCTTTAGATTTAAATAAAGAAAATGATGTGAAATTAATATTAAAAAATAAGAAAAGACTTGCAAGAGCTATAGGAGAAATTGATATAGCTTTTTTTGGTTTCTATTATTTAAATAAATTCTTTATAGCACAGGATAATGAGCCAGATAATAGAGAATCAAGTCCAACACATTTAGCTGTTATAGAAGAATTAAATAAAATGTTTGTAAAGGATGAATACGATAGGGAACTATTTGTATTACCAAGAGGATTTGCTAAAAGTACAGTAGTTAATAAATTACTTAGTTGTTGGCTACATTGTTATAAAAAATCTAAGTTTACTATTATTATTGGTAAAACAGAAAGAGATACACAAGCATTTATTTTTGATACTAGAAAATTTTTAGAGTGCAAAAAAATTGCAGAGGAATTTGGAGTATTAATTGATACAAGGACCAGAAAAGTAAACGCTGATAATTTAGAATTAACTAATGATACTATGATTAGTGCTAAAGCCTATAATTCAACTATAAGAGGTACTGTCTATAATAGGGTAAGGCCACAGGTAATTGTTTGTGATGATGTGTTAAAGCAAGATGATGTTAATTCAGATGAATCTAAGCAAAAAATAGTAGATAAATTCTATAAAGAAATTGTAGAAAGTGGAGATAAGGCTAACTATAATAAAAGAGGCGTAAAAATAAAAGCTGATACTAAATTTATAGTTTTGGGTACTCCACTAGCAAATGGTGATTTTATAGAAACTATAGGAAATGATGCTACATTTAAAACTTTTAGGCGTGGAGTAGTTGATTTTGATATAGACGATTATTTCTTAAATAATGAATACTGGATTAAGTATAGAAGTTTATTATTAAATATAAAAGATCCAAACAATGTTAAAACAGCAGAAGTATATTACCTAGATAATATTGATAAAATGCAATTTACAACAATTTGGAGCAAATATCGTTGCAGTAAAGATATAGCAAATAGTTATTTTACTAATAGATTATCATTTATGCAGGAATTAATGTGTGATACAAGCAAAGTAGGGGATGTATGGATAACAAATACTATAGAATTACCAGAGGAAGAAATATTAAAATATAAATGTAATAAAACAATATTAACAATAGACCAAGCTGCAAGTAATAATAGTAAAAGCGACTTTACAGCAATGACTACATTAGGAAAATATAATAATTTTTATATTGTAAAAGAAGGGTCTTTATATAAATTTGATTCAAAATTAGAATTTGATTTATATATAGAAACTGTGCTAGATAAATTAAGAGCTAATAAGGATATAACACATGTATTCTTAGAAAAGAATGTTTATAAAGGCGTAGATGCTACTAGGATAGAAGAAGGAATAGCAGCAGATAGTGCTTTAAGAGGAAGAAAAATTAAAGTAATAACAATATATAATACAAAAAATAAAGATGAAAGAATAATGACTATAACCGATAAAATTAATTCGGGGATGGTCTTTTTTAATGAAAAAAATACTGAATATAACAAACAAGTTAAAGACTTCAAAGGTCAAAAATTTTCATTGCATGATGATGCTATAGATAGTTTGGAAATGGCTATAAACAATATAGATACTATCAAAGTTATTAAAAGAGCATCAATGACTTTTGTTAGTAGAGCTTTATTAAAAAAGTAGGTGTAATAAATGGATTTAAATAGAGTAAAAAAACTTTATAAGAACTGGCAAGATTCAGTAAGTAGAAAACAAAAAATGTGGGATTATTATATAGGAAAAACAGATATAGATAATACCTACAAAAAATCTCAAATAGGAAATAATAGAATAATTAAGGCTAATTTTATTAAAAAATTTATAAATGAAGAAGTAGCGTTTGCAACAGGTAATCCAATTACTTACACTAGAGAATTATCATTAGAGGAAACATTAAATAATATAGAAGCTCCTCAAAATAACATAGAAATTAAAATTATAGCTAGTGTTATGAATAGTAATAACATTAATATAGATTCAGAATTGATGAAAAATTTACTTGTATTTGGTGAAGCTATGGAACTTTATTATATAAAAGATAATATATTCAAAATAAAAGAATACAATAGTTTAAATTGTTATGTGAGCTTAGATGAAGAAGGAATAGTAGAGGATGCAATTCATGTATATAAAGTAGATGGAACAGAGTATATAGAATATTTTGATAATACAGAAACAATAAAAATGGATAGTAATTTTGATATCCTAGAAACTAATGTACATTACTTTAATATGTGTCCTATTGGTTATTGTAACTTAGTAGATGGAATATATAATACATTGTTTATGGATTTAAAGAGTTTACAGGATAATATCGAAAATGTATTATCTGATTTTAGTAATGAAATAGGGGATAGTAGATTAAGTTATTTAATATTAAAAAATATGGGGTTAGGTGATGAAGAGATTGAGGCTTTAAAAGGTGGAAAAGAAGATGCTGTAGTAACAGAACAACAAATAGCTGAAACAATAATAGCTAACTTTAGGGATAATGGAATATTACTTGTCAATGATGATAAAGAAAATCCAGCTAATGCTGATTATTTAATAAAAAGTATTAACCCAGAAATTCATAATAAGTTATTGAGTATTTTACAAGATGATATATACCAATTAAGCCAACATATTAATTTAAATGAACAGCAAAGCAGCAATACTTCAGGGGTGGCCCTAATGACTAGAATAATAGCTTTAAGAAATAAAGTTAAGATTCAGCAAAACTGTATGACTAAAGCTATTAAGACACGAATACAATGTATGTTTACTACATTAAATAAGTTACATGGACAGGATTTAGACTTTAATAAAGTTGGAATTAAATATACATTAAATGTTCCTTCTGATGATAGTGCTATGGCAGATATAATTACTAAATTAGTACCAAGTGGAATTTTAAGTGCAGAAACAGGACTAGAAAATCTAAGTTTTATAACTAATGCAAAGGCAGAATATGAAAGAGCAAAAGCTGAATTAAAGGAAAAAGAAGATTTAACTGGAGATATACCAGGTGATTTGAATGAAACAATTTAATTATAAAGACATTAAAGGGTTATCCAAATTAAATAAAAATCAACAATTTTTTATAAAGAACTTTTTGAAGTTGGCCAATGAATTATATGAAAAATCAGATAAAACTTTAATGGAGTTATTAAAAAAACAAGATTTAAATACAGAAGAATTGCTTAAAAATATAGCAACTATAATGCTTAAATATCAAGTTAAAGATGATAAAATGAACTTAACTTTAATACAGCAAAAGCAGCTGACAGCTAAGTTAGATAAAACAGTTACTAATATATTTTCTGATGAATATAAAGAGGAAAATAAACTGATAACAAAGCAGTTAAAAGACCAAGTAAAGGATAAATATAATATAAATAATTATCTAGTATCTTTAGGTATGGATTTTACATTAGAAAAGATAAGTAAAAGAGATTTAGAAAAAATATTAAAGCATACTATCAAAGGGGAAAATTATAGTAATAGAATCTGGACAAATAAAAATGATTTATCTAAAAAAGTAAAACATGAAATAAGAAAATTTCTTAGAGGTGAAACTAATCTTAATAAAATAGAAAAAGAAATAAGAAAAAAGTTTAAAGTCAATAAAATGTGTACTACAAGATTAGTTAGAAATGAAGTGGTAAGAGTACAAAATGCAGCAAATGAACAATTTTTTAAAGATAATAATGATTTTAAAAATTTATTATATAGTGCTACCTTAGATAGTAAAACATGTGAGAAATGTGCTAGTGATGATGGAAAAGTCTTTAAAGTTGATGAAGATAGACCAGAATTACCACGCCATGTAAATGATAGATGTACTTATATATTAATTCCTAATAAAGATTATACACCTAATAATCGTATAGATAATATGAATAAGAAAAATATCAGTTATAAAGATTATAAAGAATGGTATCAAGAAAAAAGAATTAGGCAAAGATAATCTAAAAGATAAATATAAATCAAAACATAAGAAGTAATTTAATAATTATAAAAATATAATTGGTTCAAAAAATATACCTAGGCCATTGAAAGATTTTCAAGATTTGAACTATAATATAGATGAGTGAAATCTATAAAACATTAACTTAACTATTAAAAGTAAAAGAAAAACTTAAAAAGAATAACCATAAGTTTATAAGATTAAAATAACTATAAACCCAGATATGGGTAATTTAATTCAATGTAATTCAACAGATGAAAGGTTAGTAAAGAGGTTAAAAAATGTGTAAGATTAAATTAAAAAAAATATTGTTTGAATACCTATTAAATATGTTAAGCAATGAGAAAAACTGTTATAAAGATGATGTAGATGATACCATAATTGATTTAATAATTATAAAAGATAATATAATTAAAAATAAAAAAGATTCAGGTGAATATATATACTTTGAGATAGATGATATTAACGAAACGAAATTACTACAATATGTTGCGGATAAACAAATAGAGATAGGATTTGTAAATCAAGATTATTTAAATGAAGATGGTAAAAAACTTCAAACAATATATGATGAATTATATTATCAAACTAATTAATACAACTTTATCATATAAATTAATTTTATTATATTCAAACTTAAGGAGTAATAAAAATGAGTTTTAAATTAAGAAAAGCCTTGTATGATTTATTAATAAATATTTCAGGAGTTAAAGACTATATAAATTATTTAGTTGAATATGAGAACTTCATTGAATTTGAAATTAATAGAGCTGATTTTAGAGAAGTACAATTATTAATAAATGATGAAATTGTATTTAATGGTATGGATAATCAAGAAAAAGTAAATAACTTAGGTATTAAATTATATAAACTTTATGATGAATTATTATATCAAAAGAATAATCAATAAAGAGAGTTTAATTAAATAATAAGGAGAAAGTAAGTGCGGTATATGTAAAAAAGAGTTATATAAAAGAGAATAAAGTATTATATTTATATCAACTAGAGCATACGGGAGAATTTGGAGAAGTAGTATTTAATATGCTAATGAATTTAATTTAATAAAGATAGCTGAAAAAGATATAACTAATCATAAATTTTATTTAAATCATGTTTATAGTATGATGAAGAAATTTAAAGAAATAAATAACTATTTAGAAGAAGATATTTCAATCTGGTATTAAAAACTTATTTAATGTAGTCACTATTTTAAATAAAGGAGTTATAAAAAGTGAAATGTCCAGTATGTAGTAAAGAGGTAGGTATGTTTGATATTTGCGATAATTGTAATTATCAAAATAGTGGTCCAAATGAAAAATTAAACGGTCTAATAGGACCTAATAAAATGTTACTTAAAGAAGCACGAGAAGCATATGAAAATGGTAAAGAAATAAATTAAAGGCACTTACTTAGATAAAGAGTAGGTGCTTTTATTATGTATAAATTTAACTATATAGTTTTTTTTACAACTATATAGGGAATGGAGGAATTATGTTAAAAAGTGAATTATTAAATTTAATTAATAAAGTAGAGGACGATAAGGATATTGATGAAATTATCCTTAGTAATGGTTTTGCAAAGCCAATTACTGATGTGGATGGCTTTAATAAATTACTTGCAAGTAATAAAGATATACAAGGTTTAATGGATGGAAAGGTTACGAAAGCAATCGATACTTTCAAGAATAATACCATGCAAAAATTAATAGAGGCAGAAGTTTTAAAAGCGACTAATAAAAAAGAAACTCCTGAACAAAAAAAGATTAGGGAATTAGAAGAAAGACTTGATAAAGCTGATAAAAAATCTGCTAGAGCCGAAATGGTTGCTAAATTTAAAGATACATTAACAGAAAAAAATATACCAGGTAATTTAATTGATTTTGTGTTAGGTGAAAATGAAGAAGTAACAAATGCTAACATTGATTTATTTGAAAATAGTATGAAAACTTATATAAATAGCCAGGTGCAAAGTAAATTAAATGGTGGATATAAACCACCAAAGAAAGAAGGAACAGCAACAGCTAAAACTTATGAGAGTTTATTACAAAATGACAATTTAAGTATGGAAGAAGCTTTAGACTATTTTAATAACAATAATAACTAAGAAAAAGATTATGAAAAATTGCTTGAAATGATATATAGCAAAAAAAACATAGTCTTTTTTTATGGACTTTTTTAAAGTTTGATTTAGTCCAAAAAGAAAAATAACTACTATATTAGATATAAAAGGAGGCCAAACATATGGCTATAGATTCATTTAAAAAGGTATTATGGGAAGCAGGATTAATAACAGAATTTAGAAAGACTTCAGTTGCAGAACTTATTTCAACAAAACCTGCTAGAACAGATGGAAGTAAAGTAACATTTAATAGATTAACAACAGGGGATGTAAAAGACTATACAGGTAACATTGAATGGGATAAGGTTACAACTACTCCAGTAGATTTAGTCTTTGATAAAAAGAAGTATTTTGCAATGACAATGGATGATTTAGACAAGGTACAAGCAGTTAAGGATGTAATGCAAGATACTATTGCAGATGAAGCTGCAAAATTAAAAGAAAAAGAAGATACAGACTTTTTTATTACAGTAGCAGCAGGTGCAGGAGAAACTATTGGAAAGAGTAAGGCTATAGTATTAAATACAAAAAATGTTTATGATAATATAGTTGATCTAGGAACTAAGTTAAGCAAGAAGAAAGTACCAAAAGTAAATAGATACGTTGTTGTAGATGCTGAAATATTAGGATTATTAGCTAAAGATGATAGATTTACTAGAAATCCAGTAGTGCTTGAAAATGGAATAGTAGAAGGACAAAAAATTAATGGACTTCAAGTTGTAGAAAGTGAAGAGCTTCCAGCAGATACTATAATCGCTATGCATAAATCAGGATCTGGTTTTGGTAGACAATTACAAGAAACAGAAGCATTAAGATTACAATCTGCATTTGCAGATGGTGTAAGAGGACTAGATGTTTATGGATCTATTGTTTTAAGAAAAGAAGCGATAGCAGCTTTAAAATATACATTAGAAGCTTCACAAGTCTAATATATAAGGGGGGTATACATATAATTGTATGCCCTTAATTTTATATAAAAGGAGGAAATACAGATGACAGATAATGAAATAAGAGATATAGCTGTAGATCAAATTTATTATTATTTAAATGATACAAAAAAATATACAAGATTCTATATTTTAGAAAATTTTAATAGTGCAATTATATTATTAACTCAAAATTTAAAAGCTTATTTAAATCAAAATCCATCAATAAAACAATACAAGATAGGTGAGAAACAAATTACATATGTAGATGGTGGAATTAAAAATGTTTTTAATGACATTAAGGGATTATTACCTAAACCTACAAATAAAAAGGCAGAGGTGTGGGTTTAATGGAAATATATGAAGATATATATTTTACAACTGAATTAGAAGAGTTAAGAGAAAATATGATGATTAATAAAAATTACATTTTAAAGCAACCTTTCAAATGTGATATTCAACCAATCCTAGAAAAAGCAATTAAATATACTTGGGGAAGTCAAATAAAATCAAAATTACAAATGTATTGCAATGAAAATCTAAATGTTGATGATGTAATTGTTGTAGATGATATTACCTATAAAGTTGAGGAGAAGAAAGATTGGAAAGAGTATAAGGTATATGCGATTTTGGAGTGTGATATAGATGTATGTAGAAAATAATATTTTAAAACTTAGAGATCAAATTATTAAATGTATGGAAGATGCAACTAAAGAATGTGCTGTTACTGTTACTGCTGATGTACAAAGTGTTACTCCAGTTGGTAGTAAAGAGAAGGGTTCAATTAGCCCTGGTGCTTTAAAAAAGAGTATTACTTTTAATACAGAGCTAACAGATACTCATTCAAGCTTTGAAGTTGGTAGTCCTTTAATATATGCAAGAAAAGTTGAATTTGAAAATAAGAGCTATTTGAGAAGTACATTTAAAAGGGATATTAAAAAGTTTGAGAATATTTATATTAAACATTTAAGAAAGGTATTTGATTAATGATAGATATTATTCAATATTACAAAGAATTAAGCAATATTGTACCAAATGGAGTTGATATTATTACAGATGATTTTAATTTTAAGAATGGAAATATTGCGAAAGAGTTCAAGATAGGTAAATCAATGATGGATACTAAAAATGGTCATTGTACTTTGATTTCACTTGAAGTTAAATTAGTTGGATTAAAAGAAAATAAAATAAAAATAATAAATGAAACAATGCAGTTAGATAAGTTATTAAATAATTTTAAGTTTAGTAATTTGGATTGGATTGTAAGAGAAAATGTTTGGTATAGCGATTATATAGATAAAGATAAATTTAAAGCAGTGTTAATGTATAACATAAAAAAATATAGTTAGGAGTGATTAGATGACAATAGATTACGGGAATGCTAGTGAGAAAAATATGCTAGTTGATGAGGGAGCAGTTTATATTGGAGATTTTACTGATGTACAAGCAACTAAGGGATATGTAGAAGCATTAAAAGATAAGGTGCTAGGGTATTTTGAAGATAAACTTACAATAAATATTAAACCTAAAATTGATGTGATAAAAAATGCGGCAAAAAAAGTTAAAGGATGGCAAAGAGTATCAGAATGGGATGTAAAGATAACAGGTGATTTGCTTGATTTAAATGAGAAACTTATAGAGAGTAGTTTGCTAGATAAAGTAGGTGAAGGTCATTATGTAGCAAGTTATGGAATTATAGCAGAAGAAAAATATAAAGATGTTTTAGTAGTAGGTGAAAATAAAAGTGGAGATCCAACAATAATTTTAATAAGAGATGTTTTTAATAAAGAAGGAATTAAATTCGATATGAAGGGTAAAGAAAATGCATCATTTAAAATATCATTGGAAAATGCATATGATGGGAAAATAAAACCTGTTGAAGTATTTTCTAATTTTACTCAAATGGTTAAATCAAAAAATGAATAATAAAGGAGAGAATTGAATGAATATAGAAAAATTAAATGAGTTTGAACTAGAAATAACAACAAAAAAAGGAATAGAATTAATTAATTTAATAAACAAATTAGGTATTAAAAATGAGGTGTTGGCACTATTTGGTGGTGGTAGTAATGAAAAAAGGGATTTAATGATGGCTTATTCTAAAAAACAAGTAGAATGGCAAGAAAGTTTAAAGGAAGACATTGAATCTAAAATGAGTATGGATGAATACGAAGAGAAAGATGAAAAAGAGCAAGCAAAGATAATCGAAGAGGTAATATCTTTAAAAACAAAAAATTTAAATATTGAACTAAATATTTTAGGAGATAAAGTGCAAAGTATGTCTTTAGATAACGCTTTTAATTTGGTATATACTGCAATAATTGAGAGATATTATCCAAATGCAAAAGTTATTGAAAAGACACTAGCAAGTTTATTTGATGTAAAAGTAGAAGAAATACAAAACCAAAAAATAAATGTAACATTTGCTATGTTAAAGAAAATATTAGATAGTGAAGATTTTCAAGCTTGCTTAAAGGCTTTTACTACAGCATTACATTAGAAAATATAGGCTGTGATTTAATTGGTTTATTAGTAAAGTGTAATGCTTATTCAATTATAATAAATATGCGAATAACAGATGCAGTAGTGATTATAGATGGAACTATTAAACAGTATTTTAATGAAAGAATACATAATCAATATGTACTAGAAAATGCTATTTATCAGGTTTTAAATGGTGAGTCACTTGATTATATGGATTATGTAGGGGGAACTAAAAATAATTTAACTTATGCTGAAAAAATGCATAAAGTTAAAAAGATTAAAAATAAACAAAATAAATTATTAAATAAACTCCTATAAAAGAAGGGAGGTGGAACTAATAGCAGAAGTATTTAAGGCTGGTGCTAAGTTTGATATTAATTATCAAGAAACAGTACGAGCTTTTGATTTAATAAATAAAAAAGGTGAAGATGTGGCAAAAACTTTAAAGAAAAGTGAAAATGCTACATCTTCTTTTGATTCTAAATTAAATAAATTTTCTAATAAATTCTCTAGTTTAGGTAATAAGTTAAGTTTAGGATTAACAGCTCCATTAATGTTGGCAGGTAAAGCTTCATTTTCAGCAGCAAGTGATTTAAACGAAAATATAAATAAAACAGATGTTGTATTTAAAAATAATGCAAATACAGTTGAAAGTTGGAGTAAAACTTCTTTACAATCTATGGGGATGTGTCAATCTAGTGCTTTAGAAATGGCTAGTAAGTTTGGTGATATGGGTTCAAGTATGGGTTTAAATGCTAATCAAACTAAGGATTATTCTATGAATTTAACTCAATTAGCAGCAGATATGGCATCTTTTAAAAATATATCTATAGAACAAGCAAATACAGCACTTACTGGAGTATATACTGGTGAAACTGAATCTTTAAAAGGGTTAGGAATAATAATGACACAAACTAACCTACAAAGATTTGCAGAAAGTAAAGGCATTCATAAAAAAATTCAAGATATGAGCCAAGCCGAGCAAGTACAGTTACGTTATAACTATGTAATGGCTAAGACTAAAGATGCACAAGGAGATTTTGCTAGAACTGGCGATCAAGCAGCAAATGCAGGTAGAACTTTTAAAGAATCTACTAAAGAACTTGAAGCAACAATAGGAGGTAGATTATTACCTATATTTACTCCATTAATTCTTTACTTAAATAAATTAATAACAAATTTATCTGGAATGGATAAAGGCACACAACAAACTATAGTATATATGGGATTATTTGCAGTAGCATTAGGTCCAACTATAAAAGCATTGGGCAGTTTTGGAAAAGGTGTAAGTGTAACAGTAAAATTCCTTAAAAATTTTCCTGGAAACACAAAAAAATGTATTGATGGAGTAAAAGGTTTTGCAAAAGGCGTAAAAAATGGAACTAATGTAATTGGTAAGTTTAAAAATGGAATAGTTAATATAACTAAATCTTTAGCTAAATTTACTATAGAGCTAGTAAAAAGTGCAGCAAAGGGTGTAGCTAATTTTGTAAAAGGAATATTAAATTGTATCAAGTCCTTAGCCAAATTTACTATAGAAATAATAAAAAATACAGCAATGGCAATAAAAAATGGAGCAGTATGGGTAGCACAAAAAGTTAAATTGTTAGCATTTAAAGCAGCTCAATTAACAGTTACAGCAGCAACAAAAGCTATGACTTTAGCACAAAAAGCTTTAAACTTAGCAATGAGAATGAATCCAATAGGATTAGTAATAACAATTCTTTTAGCTTTAGGAGCAGTATTTGTTACTTTGTATAATAAATGTGATTGGTTTAGAAATGGAGTTAATAAAGTTTGGACAAAGATAACTAGTGTATTTAAAAGATTTAATAACTTCTTAACAGGAATATTTACTACAGATTGGACCAAGAGTTTTGGAGTGTTTGGAAATATTATAAATGCCTTCATGCATAATATGTCTAGTGTTTGGAATTCTATAAAAAGAATATTTAGCGGAGTAATAGACTTTATACAAGGTGTATTTACGGGTAATTGGAGTCAAGCTTGGCAAGGAGTAGTAAATATATTCGGTGGAATAATGGACGGTTTAGGAGCTGTTTTAAAAGCACCATTAAATGCAGTAATCGGAATGATTAACGCCGCAATAAGTGGAATAAATAGTATTAGTGTAGACATTCCAAGTTGGGTACCAGTTGTCGGAGGGCAACACTTTGGAGTTAATTTACCTAACATAAATTATTTATATAATGGTGGTATCTTTACACAACCAACATTACTTAATGGTGGAAATGTTGTAGGAGATAAATTTAACGGAACTGGTTCTAATGCAGAGGCTGTAATACCATTAAATATTTTATGGGATAAACTAGATAAAATTGCAAATAGACCTATTATATTAAAAGTAAATGAAAGAGAAATAATACAATTTATAGCTGAAAAAGATAAGGAAATAGATATGTATAAAAAAATGTTAGGAATAGCATAGAGGAATTTTAGGGTAGATAAAAACTAGGACATTGTGTATAAAAAGTAATTTAGGCAGGAGAAATCCTGCCTTTATTTTAATTTATTGCGAATAAAAATTAATTAAATGTATATAATAAAAGTTAAATTTAGTTAATATAAGTATACTTCAGTAATTTTTATTGATATAATTTACTTGAAACATATTATTTATGTAATAGGTATACAATTATACAGTAGATTTAAAATTTTGGAGGTGATAATTTATGGATAAACAATTTAAAATATATATATTAGATTCATCTAATTTTGAACAAACTTTAAATTACTTATACAAAAAGTTTGGAAAAGATAAAATTGTATTATTATCTGGAAACAAAATCGCCATTCAATATGATTATAATTTGTATGATTATAAATATTTATTAGAAGAAATGAATAAGTTCCCAGCAACACAATATATTATAACAGCCAATAAATTTTTAAATTTATTGAAATCATGTATGAAAAAAAATTTAATTATAGATGAAATTAGATTAATAGATATTTTTAAAGATGATAATGAAATGTTATTAAAATTAATATCTCAAATAAATTATAATTCATCTAATAATCTTAAAGAAAATTTATTAGATGAATTAAATTGGTTAAAATCAAATGAAGGAATAGATATAAAGTATATGTCATTTAGAATGCAAAGTGATGATAAACCAATAAAAATAAAATTTTCATTATATGATAATGGGTTATTAATAATTGATGATTCTAAAATATTAGATAAAGTACTGGAAGTTATAAAGTGTATTTAGGATGGTGAGAAATATAGGTTATATAATATTTATACTTCCATCAATATATATTATATGGAGCAGAGGTATTACAGGATATTTAAAATGTTTAATAAAATATAGTGCACCTATAGCGGTATTATTGTTTAATTTAACAAATTTAACAATAATAGACAACGTTCAAAAATTATTAGGATTAAATATGTTACCATTAAGTAGTACTGCTAGAATTGCAGTAGATTCGGCAATAATAACTTTAATTTTTAATTTTATTGCACAAAGTATTAATTCACCAGCATCAATAAAAACTTTTTTTAAAAATAGAGTAGACTTGAAACAATTACGTTTAAGAATAGATAAAATTTCTAAAGTTGATTTGGAGATATTTGTAGATTATAAGTATAAACTTTTACAGACTATAATAAGAAAATTAGATGGAATTATATATATAGTAATTAAAAATACTGATTGGACAAGCATTACTGTAAGTGATTTAGATCAATATGATTATATAAATTACGATAATCCATCTAAAGAAATATGTGTTGATATCACAAATAAAAATAATAAAAAAATATATTTAACTTTAGAAATACTATCAAATAAATCAATAAAAAATGAAGATTATATATCAACTGATATAAGAGTTATATGTTCAAAAAAAATTTATAAATTTTTTTTGAAAAAGATTGTAATTATATTTTTTGATTTAAATTTCGATAAGCAAGAAGTGGTATATAGAAAGGAATAAAGATTTTATGATAAAATTTTCAAATTGGTATTTTAAAGATTTTACTGAGATTGATGATGTTATTAATGTTCTAAATAGAAATAAAGAACATATAATAAAGATGGATTGGGATGAAAGAGACTTAAAAAACGCTATAATTAATATAGATGGATTTGATATAAATAGTAAAAGAGAAATAGAAGTAGATGGGGAAAAAATAGAGCATATATATTTTAGAGTTAGAATTGAGTATGCTAAAAAAATTTGGTCAAAAGATGATTCGTTAGAAGATAGAATGAATTGGTTTGAAGAAAATATTTTAATTTATAAAGATAAAACGAAAATTAAATTAATAATATTATCAAGCAAAACACATGCCAGTTCAATAATAAAAAAGTTTTTCAAAGAATCAATATGGGGAGAAATTATTGAGGATAATAATATTGATAAAGATTTATTATATTGGATGTTTTATAGACTAAGAGAATATAAAAATGATGAATTAATGAATGGATGTAAACTATATTTAACAGGACTTGTTAGTTATATGGGGAAAAGTAAGGATGAGATAAATGCTATAAGAGGACAAGGCGTACGAGTTGGTGCATTATTAGGAACATTAGCATTTATTTTTAATGATGATAATTTAAAGGCTTTAAAACCAGAAATACAATATAAAGATCATATACTTGTATCTGAATTAAAATTTAATAATGGTAATAAAATTTCTGATGCAAATTATGTAGGTTCTCTTATGAGATATAATGATGATGAAAAAGTAATAGCACTTACAATATTAATGTGTAGAAAAATTTTGCCTACAATTGTTGAAGCATATAATGAAAGTAAGGTTCGTGGTGAGTGGACAGCACATGTTAAGTTAAGTTTCTTAAGAAATATAGGTAATGTAATTGATGAAAATGTACAAGCCCAATTAAAAAAAATACAAGATGAAATAAAAGAATTAGAAAATTCCGAGGAAGAAGAAGATGATGATTTAGTTTATAGTATTGTTGATGAACAAATAGAACTTGAGCTAGAAAATGAATTGGACGAGTTAGAAGAATAG